ATTATTTTCTCTGTTTTGGAATTATGGTAACAAAATTTTTATAAAACTATTTTTTAACTTTGTTACCTTTTATGGTCTAGATATTGTTTCAATATATTACATTTGTTACCATAAGACCTTGTTGAAATAATATGGTAAGGTTATTGTCCCATAATATTCAACTATATGGTGCGGTTATGGTGTTAGGATTGTAAATATTATTTTCTCAGTTAATATTAATTCTGGGTTAATAAATTAAAATACTTTTCGGCGGGCTTCGCCATCCCTTCGGGGGCCGAAAAGTCTTATTCTCGTAACATTTTCATATCATTATCATGCTTCATTATTGATTCAAATTCCTTGAAAAAATCCACCTTCTTATTCTCTAACATCTTATCCACCATATTGATAGACCACGGACGCAAATTCCTGTCTCTCATTATCTTCGACAATAAATATACCGCCAACCGATTATCCAACTCTCCATCATTTAATTCAGCATATCGTTCCTTAAATTGTTTATACAAATGCATGTAAGTCACAGAACATTTTATATCCAACCAACTACTCATATGTTTATCCAAAAATCTTTTGAACTGGTCGTTCTCCATCAATCCACACAAGTCTTGAAAAAACTCATTCGATTCCAATTTCTTTTCTCCCTCTGCTAGACTAGAATTATATTCCACAAGATCACTCATATATATTCATTTATATTTTTCTCTCCAAATTATTTTTAGATATCTTTTTTTAGTTCTCTTTTTTATGTGTTTTATATATTATTAAATATATTTAAACAAAATTTTATTTATTACAATATTATTATGTCTTCCTCTAATTTACCACTTTATATTAAACTTAATTATTTCGCCATTTTTGGACACTTTCTCAGTGCTTCTTCCATGATTTTATTGTATTATTCTAAAAACCCCCTTATTATTCCTTACACCGAAACCTTTCAAAGTTGGGATAAAACTAATTCTACTTGTTCAATTGGAGCTAGAGAATTCAATACTACCGACGGCACATTCTGTATTGGGTCCGTTACTAAACCTGTTAGTTGTGATGATGATGGATGTTATGGTATTGACCTTGGATGGTTAATTATCTCCTTCCATATATTATCATTCGTATTTCAATCCTTCGCAGCAATCACAAATAAAACCGGTCCTATATGCGGATATAAATATAGCGATATGATTTTAAATAACAAAAATCCATTGCGCTTTATTGAATACAGTTTTAGTGCTTCCATTATGCTCATTTCCATTGCTCTTCTAAATGGGGTCACCGATATAAACTTAATCACGTCCATTGGGGTTTTAACTTCCGCTTGTCAATTATGTGGATTGGCCGTAGAGTATGTTGAAAATATACAAATTAAATGGCTCCTACATATTACTGGATGGCTTCAGTTTTGTTGGGCTTATGGAATCATAGGTCACGCATTTTTCAAATCCATCGATGCCGCATCTGATACTACTGGAGGTGGACCACCTTCCTTTGTATATGCCATAGTTATTCTATTATTTTTACTATACTCGTCATTTGGGGTTGTTCAATTAACTGAACTATCTTGTGAAATTAATCCATATAAAAAGGAACAAGCTTATGTTATATTATCTCTTACAGCCAAATTATTACTTGGTTGGATGATTTTTTCTAATGTTTTATTACTAGGAAATTAAATCTAAATTATATTAGTTCTCTTTTTTACGTAATTATATTTTACCAATTAATATTAAAATATATTCTTATTTAATATTAATGAATACAAAATTGAATTTGATATCTATTACTAATAATATACAAAACATGGAATCTCCTAATACATTCACTCTTTCACAAGATATAGAATTACATATTGGCGACGCCACTAAAAATAATATTTCTCATAAATTTACTACTATCTATTTTGATCCTCCATTTAATTCTGCTAGAGATTACAAGCTTAATTGTAATAGTGATATTGGATTCAAGGATAAATGGACAAACGCCGATTATGAAAAATTCATACAGAAGAATATAGACAAGCTCTATGATATGCTCACCCCAGATGGTACCCTCTTCTTTCATATTTCATCTTCTTGTATGTTTATTCCTGAAAAAATCCTTAGAGCCAAATTTAAATTTGTCGAACCTATCTTCTGGAAAAAATGCCGCTCCAAAAATAATGTTAAAACTAAACTTGGTTCCGTTGTTGATATTATTTTCAAATGTAATAAAAATAAAAAATATAAATTTAATATTGTATATCAACCTAAAGATGAAACCTATCTCAAAAATTCTTTCAAAAATAAAGATGAACGTGGTAATTATGCTCTAGGTCATCTCGTCACCGAAAAAACCAAAAAAGGATATATGTATGAAATTATTATTCAAGGAAAAACTTTTAATCCGGCATCTGGTTGGAGAATCAAATTAACTGAACTCCAGAAACTTATAGATGATAACAGAATTCATCTTCCTAAAAAAGTTGGAGCTAATTTATACAAGAAAATTTATCTTCATGAAAATCCTGGAAAACTATGCACTGACCTGTGGGATGATATACATTCTATCAGTCAGGGAAGTGAAATCCGAAAATACCCCACAGCTAAACCCATTAAACTATTAGAAAGGATTATACAAATCTCAAGCAATGAAGGAGATTATGTATATGACCCTATGTGTGGTTCCGGCACTACTGCCCAAGCTGCTAAAAATTTAAACAGAAAATGTATTATTAATGATATTAATAGAGATATTGTTCCTATTGTTCAATCTAGATTTAATCCATAAAATAATAATACTCTTCTAAATTTACATTATATATGTTTTCTGCCTGATTAACTTTTTCATTATACGCCATTCTAAATTCTCTATTGTTCTTTATTAAAATTTTATTTTTTTTTTCCAATACTATATCAAAAACTTCCTTCATTCTCTCTATATTACGTGGCCCTTCTGTAAATCTTTCTAAAGCACAATATATTCTTGTTAGGGCTGACGTTGTTCGTGTTTGTCTCCCCGTTATACCTTTTATCATTAAAAATGATCTACACAATGGACAATTGTGTTTTTTTACTATCCACCGTAATATACATTCCCTACAATACTCATGATTACACGGTGTTATTACTTTATCTTTAATTTTTTGCATACAAATCACACATTCCGTCATTTAGTATCTTATTACATTTAATTATTCGAATAATAACATAAAAAATATTTTGTATCAACATTTATTCTTAATTAATTTTATGTTTCATCAATAGAATACTTTTAAGTTTATTTTTACGTTCTTGGGAATTTCTTTTTATATATTTTTTATATTTATAAAATATCATATCTATAGCATAATATACTAACATTAACACGCTAATAATTATAAGCCACAAATTTACTGAATAATATATTGATTGATAAGTCATATTTTATTACCTTAAAATTATTGTAATAAAATATTCAATTTTTTCTTCTTTTACCTGTCTTTTTTGTGCTGTTTTTTATTGTTCTTGTTTTTTTACGACTTTTCCTACGCCTTTTCTTACGTTTTCCTCCACTTCTCCATCCCTCATTCACATGTCTTGCCGCATCAAATTGTGATGGTCTATACTCTCTGTTTACTACATCCAAGTTCACAGGAGCAGCGACTGGAGAACGGCCTGGAGCAACTTGAATTTGTCTTGCTCGTTGTCTTCGTATATTTTTTATTTTTTCTTTCACAAATTCCCTTAATTTACCCAATTTTTGTTTACATTTATCTGAACAAGTTATAGGATATACTATTGTTAAGCCGTCGCTATTAATTATGTGTCTACAAATTGGACAGGTAATTTTATCCCTTTTAAGCCATTCATTTATACAATTTAGATGAAAGGTATGTGGTCTATTTATACCATCGTCGCCGACGCACCTTGTTTGTACAATAGCGCCTTTTGTTCTTTTCATTTTTTCTTGACAAATAGTACAGAGTTCTCCTAACCATATTCCTCCTCTTTTTCTTTTTGTTTTGCGTCTTTTGTTTTTCTTTCTACCAGTTTTCCTACTCTTTTTGTTTTGCGTCTTTTTCTTACGGCGTCTTTTTCTACCTCCAGATAAATCATCTACGTCCATAATAGTATTTGGACTTTCTCCCCCTGGGTGAGGAAGTATAATCTGTTCTTCTACTGCTGATTGTAATTGCGTCACATCATTTGGAAATCTATTATTTTCACTTACTATTTGTAATCTCTCTGTTAAAATATCCGCATCATAAAAATGATCAGCAAAAAATCTACCATATTGACCTTCATTTCTATTTGGAGCATATGTTACTCCATATATTCCTTCTACATATTCTCCAGCCAATAATGATTCCATCATCATGGAATGTAAAAATTCTAACCCCAATTCATCGCTTGGTGAATGAATTACATAACTTCCATTAATCTGTCTTCTTCTAATTTCATTAAAAAACGCATTAATATTTTCTTGATCGTTTTTTACTAAAAATTCTGTATCTGCACCCCAGCCTTCTTCATCATTCATCTCATCGTCGCTATCTTCAAGGGCACTTAGATATGCTCCACGTTTTTTTCTTGTTTTTCTCTTTTTTTGTGTCTTCTTTAATACCATCTTATATATCCTTAAGATTTTATTCATTTGTTATATGTTCGTTGGCTTTTTCTAAAGCATCTTTCAAGGAAACCGTGTCTGCTAATTCATTCTTTATTTTCTTACGCTCCTTATTTGCTTCTTTTGGATCACTCTTCTTAGCTAATTTTAATGTATTCTTCTGGTATAGTTCCATTACTTCTGGGTCCTTAAAATCTTCTACTTTAATATTTTCTATATCATAAGTATTTAGTTTATTTCCTACCGTTGTTATTACTTTGTCTACCATCTCTCCATTCTCTTTTTTCCATTCTCCATGGCTTTTTACATAAAATTTTCCACGTTTTTTATCACTTGAATGTATTGGACGTTGTGTCTCATCCAAATCTTCAATATTTTTTATCAATACATTTGTAACCCCTTTTGCATATCCATTTTCTAACGCAAAATTATAGTCTTCTAATGATAATTGTATCTTTTTCACAAAGTCTTCTATGTTTAAAGCATTCTTACAATGCTCGTTCAAATATAAATTGATATTAATATTGTTATTAATAGTATTATTTGTGGTATTATTACAGTTATTTTGACTGGATATACCTCCATTTTCTCCTATATGTTTTATAACAGGCGCAACCATTTCCATAAATTGACCTTGGATCATTTCTATTTTGTCATTTAACATTTGATTCATTTCTTCTTGATGAAGTTTTTCTTTTAATTTCTCAACTTCTGGGTCTATTTGTGATTTTACAGGCATACATTTTTTTTTGTGTCGCCACAAACCATTTCTGCTTTTATATTCTTTATCACAATGTTCGCATACAAAAATTTTAACACTTTTTTTAACACTTTTTAGACTTTTTGGTGACGTTTTGGTGACGTTTGGTGACGCATTTTTTAGATGTTTTCGTGTAGTCAGGTGTTTCCTAAAGTGACTTTTTTGTGAGGCATAATAGTCACAACACGTACAATATAATTTTAACACTTTTTTAACACTTTTAACACTTTTTGGTGACGTTTTGGTGACGTTTGGTAACATATATAATAAATGTCCATTTTATTTTTAAGTAATTTGGGGTAAAATATTTATCCATAGTGCCTTTTTTTAAGCTATGGTCACAAAAATTTTGTACTACTTTTCAAAAAATCCCTACAAGATGCTCTAAATCAGAAAATGACCTAAAATTCCGAAAAAAGTTATTTGAAAAAATCGATTTTGGACATTTATTTTTGTCCATAGTAATGTCCAAAAGTGATATATTCGATGACTTTTTTATTTTAAAAGTTGCATTTTTGATTTTATCAAGATATTTTAAAGTTACTTAGAAATTTAACACCTTATTATGTAATGAAAAAGAAGAAAGCAATTCCAAAAGCTTTAAGAGAACAGGTTTGGAGAAAATATATTGGAGAGAAATTTAAAAATAAGTGCCATATTTCTTGGTGTAAAAATACAATTACTGTCTTTGATTTTCATGTTGGTCATAATAAACCTGAAAGCAAAGGAGGCAAGCTTGTAATTTCTAACCTTAGACCTATATGTAGTAGATGCAATCATAGTATGGGAGCTAATTATACTATAACACAGTGGCAAAAACTAGGAGGATCAGATACGAAATGTTGTATAATATGTTAAATCACTTAAAAAACATATTATATATTAGGGTATATGTATCGGTCTAATACAGAAAAATATCAATATTTACCTCAATTTGAAGATTATGTAAAAGATAAAGTGGAAAAAAAGGAAGCAATCCTACTTGTTGCACAAAATGATATTACTTTTAGTAAATTAGCACAATTAGCAACAGTAGGAAATGCTATATTACCTTCAGGATTAAAGGTTCCTGATGGAAACTGGAAAATTGTAAATCAATATTTAGTCAAAGATTACGATAATGATTGCCTAACTAATATCTATAATTAGGAACTAATTCTAATTTTTCCCTTAAGAATTTCCGCCGGTCTTCTTCTAAATCAGCATCGAATTCATCTGTGAAAAGTTCATCATAAACTTCTTTGGTTTTTTTATATTCATATACTTTCAAAGGATAACTGATCGCTTTACATAATTTTGATAGCAAATTTCCCATTTATTTACATTATTAGATATATTTTTTTTTCTATATTTTTCCTTTAACCTTTCATAGTTATAATTCGTTGGGTTTTTCTTATGAAGCCTGTAAGTTAAAACTATAGATAAAGTATTTCCCATATAAATATAGCAGTGAAATTAATTAATCTATAAATAATGTATAATGAAGTTTAGTGATGTAGCATTAACAGTTTTAATTGTATTGGTTATGGTTATTTTAGTATTTTTACTTTCAAGTACAAACCCAAAAGAAGGTGTAGTAGCACCATTAGTAGTTCCTGTGAGAACCTTTTTTGGTTATTTAGGTGGTCGTGGTAAATCAACCACTATAAACATAGTCGGTAGTGGTTCTTCTAGTAGTTCATCAAGTAGTTCATCAAGCGGACCTCCAGAACCTCCAGCACCTCCTGTGCCTCCTGTGCCTCCTGTTCCTGAAGCAGATCCATTTTCAAACTACGCACCATATTAAATTGAATTATATTAAATATAAATTAATATAATTATAAAGAATGAAGCAAACAACAGGAAAAAACAGAAATACTATCGATAAATTCTATACGAATCATAGTATAGTAGAAAAATATATAGATAAATTTAAACCTTATTTAGAAGAGGATGATTTAATAATAGAACCAAGTGCTGGAAGTGGGGTGTGGACATCGCCGTTACATATGTATAATTTGATAGCATTTGATATACAGCCTGAAGGGGAAAATATTCAACAAATGAATTTTTTGGATGTTGATTTATGGGCTTTTCAAAGTAATCTTCATTTTATAGGGAATCCACCATTTGGGCGCCAATCTAGTTTGGCCCGTAAGTTTATAAAGCATATAACAAGTTGTGAGAAAACAAAAACAATTGCGTTTATATTACCGAAAAGCTTTAAAAAAGATAGTTATCAAAAAACATTTCCAGCTAATTATCATTTAGAATACCAGGATGATGTAGGGAAAGATGCGTTTTTAGCAAATGGAAAACCTTATGATGTTCCGTGTGTATTTCAAATATGGGTTAATAAAGGTTATGCTAGGGAAATGCCGGAAAAATTGGAACCTATTGGCTTTAAATTTGTAAAAAAGGGTGAAAATCCAGATTATTCGTTAAGACGTGTAGGTGTATATGCTGGAGTTATTAGTAAAGATATAGAAGATAAGAGCGAACAAAGCCATTATTTTATAAAAGTAGAAAAAAAAAATGATTTATTTGTGGTGAAATATCAGAATATAATGTGGGAATTGAATAATACTGTGGGTCCAAATTCAATAAGTAAGCAGGAATTTATCAGAGAAATTAACAAGTTAGTTTTTCTCTAATCCATTTACGTATATTTTCGTTAGTAGGTTGCAGCATTTCTAGTAAGCCGTTTAAATATAAAGCACTTTGTTTTTCAGTAGTATTTTCATCATCCATAATAAGTAGTGAATTATATATAATTTTTAATAGGCGTTTATCATAAATATTTTTGATATTTTCAAATACGGTATCAATATTAATAGATTCAGTAGTAGTATCTTTAAAAAGATCCGGAGATTCTAATTCCAATACATTCTTGTAAAGTGCTAAAGTATGTGTAATAGCGGTTTGTTCTGTTTGTGAATATGTTTCAATAAGTTTATTAATACCTCTAACAGCGTTAGTAAGTATAAATGTAAAGATTTTATTATTGTTTTCGTCATTTTTATACCATTTGTAATACCTGCGAATGGCGTGAAAAAGATAGTATAAATCATTTTGTGAGTCACTATTATACCATCTCCATATTCCCTGACTCCAGGTAGGGGGATGTAAATGTAATATATTATCACTAACTGATACTTTAGTTCCAAGTGGACTATATGTTAATAAAGATAATTGAACCATCACTTGGAGGGGTTCTAATATCATATCGCTTCTTTCTTTTCGGCTTCCGAGATCCATATTAGAAGTACTTATCTTTTTATTTTTAAACTTTTTAGCGTATTTATAAATTTTGTATCCGCCTTTAATTGCGGAATATCCAGTAATTAATGCATTCATATAAAATACTTAAAGAAAAAACAAGAGTTCAATATAATGGACTATGTTGAAAATAGTAAATTAATGGAAGAAGATATGGATGAATTAAAGGAATTTATGTTTCCACTGGACGATAATCGTATAAAAGATTTTATGTTATTATCAACCGAAGATCAGTTAAATGCTATAAGTTTAGGGTCATTTTTATTAAAAGAAGGAAAAACTCGTTATATGAATATGAAATCTGGTGAAAATATTCAATTAATAGAACAATTAAGAAAAGATTGTGAAGATAAAATTTTAGATAAAGAGATGAATATAATAAAGTTACGTGAGGATATGAGAAAGATAAAAAACGAACATGTAAAGGAAGTTAGTGAAATAACTCGTGAAATAACAGAAAAAACAAAAGCAAGGTATCAAAAGCATTGGAATGATAAATTTGATGAGTTAAATAACCAATTGGTAGCAACAAGGGAACAAATGAAAGGATTGATTAATACACGAATAGAACAAAATAACAAAAATAATGCTAAATTATTGAATATGCAACAACAGTCAATACACGAAAAGGATGAAATTCGCCGTGGTTATGAGGAAAAGATTGATGAATTGCGTGGTAAAATAGAACAAATGGTTATACTTTCATCAAATTCAACAAAAAAGGGACAAGAAGGTGAAGATTGGACTTATAACGAATTATTGCGATTGTTTCCTGAGGCTATGGTAGAAGATACACATGCTCAAGGAGGACGTGGTGATTTCATTATAAGAGATAAATATGTGGGAATGGTAGATTCAAAGAAATTTAAAGGAAATGTTCCAAAACGTGATATTATAAAATTTAAGGCAGATATGGAAAATAATAATGAATATCAATATGGGTTATTGTGTGCTACTGATCATGGTATAGCAGCCAAAAGTGATTTATTACTGGAGTTTGTGGCAGGTAAGCCAATAGTATATATTCATAAAGCACGAAATAATCCACAAAAAATCTTAATGGCTTGTAATTTATGTAGATTAATTCTTAAAAATATGGAATGTTTTGATGTGGCTAAGGAAGAAAATCAGTTAATAATTAAAGAAAAAACGAAATCACTTGTGAAAATCAAAAAAAAGATGCTAAAGAAGGTTCAAGATTTTAGTGAAAGCATGATAGAGTTAATGGATACTCAATGGAATGAATTAGATGTAGTTCTTAAACAAATTAATGTGAAGTATTAGTATATGTGGTATTTTTGCAAATATAAAGATTCTTTAGGAAAACCAAAAGAAGGCCTACATTCATATAGAGTATTTAATATAGCGATTGTGGATGTTTTACTTACATTTCTATTAGCAAAATTTATCCAATATTACATAATGGAGGAGACAGAATTCAGTATAATACTTTTTGTATGCTTCATAATAGGAATAATAATACATCGAATATTTTGTGTAAAAACACAAGTGGATAAATTATTATTTGGATAGTTATTTTCTATTTTTTCTAGTTTTTTTGTTTAATAGCGATTTGTATAATTTTTCTAATTTTTTGGCGTTTAATTTTTCTAGTCTATTGATAATATTTTT